CTTTTTTTCTTTATAAATAACTGTATGACTACGATAACTACTACACCACCAAACATCAATCCATTGAACCCCAATGGGTATCGTTTCGCTATTCAGAAACTGCCAGCATTAACGTATTTTTCTCAGCAGGTTAATCTGCCAGGAATTACGCTGGGTGAACCTGAATTCACAAACCCATTTGCTTCTGTTCCTATCCCAGGAGACAGGCTAACGTATGATGCACTAACGCTAGAGTTTCTTGTCGATGAAGACATGAAGAACTACCTTGCTGTTTATAACTGGATCGTGGCACTAGGTTTTCCGCAAAGTTATCAGCAGTATATAAGTTTTACCAATCAAGATGAAATTAGCACACTCAATGAGTTGGCTACTAACTACTCTGATGGCACTTTGCAAATACTTGATAACAATAATCTTGTTTCAAAGACTGTGCAATTTATTGATATGTTCCCAACATCTTTGGAATCTCTAACATTCCAATCAACCAACACTGATGTAAACTATCTTGTTGGAAGAGCAACTTTCCGCTTTTCTTATTACGAGTTTATAACAACTTGACATTTACAATGATTTGAGGTATAATGGGTGTAAACACCCATGGAGTTATTATGAATATTGAACAGCTACAAGAAGAGTGGGACACCGATACCCATATAGACGACAACCATCTTGATCGTGAAGCGATTAGGACAAGTCAACTGCATGCAAAGTATCTGCGTCACCTTATTCAATCAAAGTTAAAGCTGGCCAAGATGCGTGCAGATTACAACACACTGCGTCAGGCTAAGTTTCGTTACTATCGTGGTGAGATGGGTCGTGATGAATTAACAGAGCGCAGTTGGAATCAGTGGCAAGGTGTCAAGCCACTTAAGAACGAGATGGATGAATTCCTTACAGGTGATTCAGATCTCAATTTATTAAATACTAAAATCGAATACATCGCAACGATGGTATACATGCTTGAATCAATTCTTACTCAGGTTAAGTCCAGAGATTGGCAGATTCGTTCCGCAGTTGATTTTAAGAAGTTTGTTGCTGGTGGCTAATGAAAATCACGATTGAAAAGTTAAACCATGTTCATCTAAGAGTTTACTC